GAGGACGTGCAGCAGCTAATAATTTTATTTCTTCTTGTGTAGCTTTATCTAAAACTGGTAAAGTTAAATTTAAAGTTTGTGTGTAAAATGTAGTTCCGTTTTCTCTTGAACTATTAATTGTGGTTTCTAGTGAAGAATTACCTTTGATATCAAATTTGAAAAAGTCTGGTGTTCCAGCAATTGCAGTAATCTCTCCAGATGCTATTGTAGCAGTACCTAAAGTACCATAATCTGCAAAATAAACTGCTTTTAAGCCACCAACACTACTTTTACAAGGTAAAGCTCTACCAGATGTAAGTAAACAAGCCATTGATTTATATTTTTTTAAGTTATTAAAAAAGGGTAAGCAGATGAACTACCTACCCTCATTATTATTGTTTGTTATTAGATTATAGTCCTAATCCGTAAGATACGATATCTTCAACAACTGCATATTGTACTCCAGCAGTATATCTCATAATGAAACGTACATTTTGAGAACCATCTAAATCAGCCATATCTAATACTTTTACTTCGTTGTGGTCTGATAAAAGTCCAGTTCCAAAGAATAAGTTAGATTTTTGTGCTGCAATTGCATTGTTGTCAGAAAGTCCGTTACAAGCTACAACTTTTACACCATCAAAGTACTCAACATCCATATCTTGGTTATGTCCAGCTCCAGCAGTTTGGAATCCTCCTAATGCTCTTTTGTATGCTCTAAAGATGTTCTGTGCAACATAGATATATAAATCTTCTTTTCCATATACTTCACTTGGAATAGCATCTACGATATCTCCTAGTTTTTCAATTACGTTTGCAGAATCTACTGCTGCTCCAGCAATTTTCTTTGCTCCAGTGTGTCCAGCATCAGCATTTAATAAAGTTTTGAAACCATCAAAAGTTCCAGCACCAGCTACACCAGCCCAGATATCTTTTTCAGTTTGCTCTGCAATTGATTCAGCCATTAATCCGATAAAGTAATCAGAAAAGTTAGCTGGTAAACTATCACTAGCAGAATATCCCATTGATACTGCTTCCCAATCAGATTTGAATGGAGTTTTACACAATTCTAAATTTACTTGTAATTCTTTTGGCTCAATAATCTTTTCTGTTAAAGCAACTGCTCCAGCATCTGTAAAATCACAAGATGCATTTGCAATAGCACCAGAAAGACTTACTCTTTTTAATACTTCTTTAAACTTTACGTTTGGCTTAACTTCAATTAAGTTGTTAGCGATTGTATTACCAGTTAAAAGTGCTGCTGATACATATTTCCCAGCAAATTCTCCAGCATACGTGGTTGTAATTGATAAACTCATTTTTTATTTGTTTATTTTGTTAAATATTCTACTTCTTAATGTGTTTTTATTCCCTTTTTGAGAATAAAGGTTTAATTCTTTTTTGTCAGATACATTCTCTGGATTGTGAGAAATACCTTCAACTTCTTCAGTAGATAACTCTACTTTTTCTTCTTTTACTTCTTCTGATAATTCAACTTGTACTTCTTCTGCAACAACTTCTGTTTTAGAAAGTTTTAATTCATTGATTTCAGTTCTTAATTTTTCAATTTCAGAGAAAAACATTTCTTCTGATATTGATTTAACTATTTTCTTTGGAGATGCAGTTTCAGTTGATAATTCTTCTTCTTCAACTTGTTCTGCTTCTGTTTCTTCAACTGCTTCTTCTTCAGCTTCTGCTTCTGCTTCAGCTTCTTTGATTTCAGCAATGATACCTTCTTCTGAAACTACAATAGTTTTACCCTCTGCTTCATACTCTCCAACTGGTACTGCAACTCTTTCTTCATCTGCAACAACAAAGATTTCTGCACCAGCTTCAAATACTTCAGCTTCTAAGATAGCACCATTATCTAGCTTCATTTGCTCTAGCTTTACTTCTATACCAAGTAAAACTCTTGCTTTGTTTAATAATGTTCTTTCTGTGTTCATATTTATATAATAAAATTTAGTTAATATTTTGTATTTTCAACTTTATTCTTCTTCTTCTGTGGCACTTATTCTTCCAATACCTTGTTTCCAATAGTATGGTGTTTTGCAATTTTTATCATCTTTATTTTTGCAATCTATCGAATAAGTATTTTTACATTTACAATATACTGCTCTCATTATGATAATAGTTTTTTAAGTTGTTCTAGCTTTTCTAACTCGTCAAGTTTTCTTGATGCCCAATTAACACCAGCAGTACCACCCCAAGCATCCCACATAAGACCACCACACCCTTCTGAATATGGTACATCTTTATGTTGTTGATGTCTTTTAAAACTAGCCATTCTAGCAATTGTATCTCTGCTTATTGGCTCTCTTTTTGCAAGTTGATTTGCTCTATTCTTTCCAGTTGCTTCTCCACAACTACCCCAACCATTCTTCTCTACCCAAGCTAATGCTCTCTTTGCATTATTTGTTGCTCCTTGTGGATAGTCTGTATATGATGCTAATTCTTCTTCGTATTGTTTTGGCTTACTATGTGTCCAACCTTTCTTTGTGTATTTGTCGTGTTCCTCTTTTGTCATTATCTTAACACTTGCACCAGTTTTAGGATTGTACATAGTGTGAGGATATTGCATCAAGTGTTCTTTTAATTCTTCGTTTGGTCTTTCCATCTTGTCAGCAAAATAACCTTCTATTGAAAAACCTTTTACTTTACCAGTCTTTACATAGTCATTCCAAACTTCATCATTATTTACCTTAACACTACCCATCCAAGTACCAACTGGCACATCTAAATTGTATAAAGCACTTTTATCTTTTTGTTTATCTTCTACTATCCAACTTTCAACAAGTGTTAATCCTTGTAATTCTGAATTGTGTTCTAGTGTTGAATTAGATTGATTACCATTTTGCAAGTACATTTGAGATGCTTTCTCAACAGTCTTTTCAGAAAAGAAAATATAGTACTCATCTTCTCCAGACTTTCTGTAAATAGGTTTCTTTGGTATAAGTAAAGCACCCATTAACAAACGTTTCTCTTTGTCTATTTCAGCAAGTTTTATTTCTTGTGTTTTAAGTGCAACAAAATCAGATTCAATTGCTGGATTTTCAACAACAGAAATAGCTTCTACTCCTATTGCTTCATCGTCATCTAAAATAAGTTCAATTAACTTCATATTTATATAATATTGTTTTAGTGTTATTTTATATTTTAATCTCCTAAACTTGCATCATCAATTATATTTCTATCCATACTTTGAGCAGTTGTTACATCGTTTGCTACTACGTATGCTTGTACTGGTTGTTGTGATTGTCCTCCTATAGCTTGTGCTAATTGATTAGTATCACTTTGACCAACTACATTAAATGATGGTGGTGTAGATGCTCCAGTTGGTACATTTCCTCCTTGACTACCTCCACTACTTGCACTTCCTCCAGCTTTCAAAGCTGACAATGCTTTACTTGTAGATGCAACAGATGATGCTATACCTAACCCAAGAGAAACATTGTTTAAAGTTTTTTCTACTTTTGCAAGTGCTAAACCTCCAGGTATTAATGCATATTTAGCAGTTACTGCTGCATTTGCTGCTCTTGTTGAAATTACTTGTTTAGCAATACCAACTGCATTTTCTCCAACTATTGCTGCTGCTTGTAATGCTTTGTTTTTACCAGCTAATTGTCCAAGTAATGCAAACCCTTTTGCAACATTATCTATTGCCAACATTCTTATATTCTGTTTAGCTTCTTCTAGTGTAGTTTGTATAGCTAAATCTTCTTCTGCAAATGTTTTATTAACCTCAGCTAACTTTGTTTTGTAATCTGTTTCTGCTGCAAGTAATCTTTCTTTCTTTTCTGCATCGTCTGTAATTTCTCTTTCAATTAACTCTTTGTTTAATTCATATTCTTGTTCTAATTCTAATCTTTCTTTATCTCTTTCAGATTTACCAAAAAGAGCAATCTCATTCATTATTTCTTTTTGCTCTCTTAGCAAGGAATTTGCATTTGTTTGTTGCTCACTTCTAAAACCAGTTATCTGTGCTTCAATAGCTGCTTGTTCGTTAAGTGCTTCTTGATATGCTTTTTGTAATTGTATGTTCTCTTTATTCTTTGACAATTCAGCAGCAGCAGAAGCAACTGCAATAGCAGCATTTTCTTTCATTGCTTTTTCTTGCTCATCTAATACTAAAGCAAGTTGTTCATTAGCCTTTATTCTATCTTCAATGCTTTTACTTTCATCATCTCTTATTTGTCTTAATTGTTCTGCTTGTCTGTCGTACTTTTCAATTAATCCTTGATTTAATACTGCTGCTAATTCTGCTGACTTTGCTAATTCAACATTTCCCTTTGCTGCCTTAATAGTTTCAGTTGCATAATTTGAAATAGCTTCTGTGCTACTTTTAACAATCTCTACACCTTTATCAAAGGTATCATTAACACCAGTTAAAACATCTAATGATTCTTTACCAGCACTTTTTACATCTTCTAATGCACCAGCAAAATCTCCACTAAATACTTTCTTTACTGCACTTGCTAAAAATCCAAGAGTATCTAAGAAACTTTCAAAACGTTCTATAATGTTTGCTTTTATACTTGCTCCTAATTCTTTAACACTACCTAAAGGATCTTCAAATATAGCTTTAAAAAAGTCTGTTACTTTTGTACCATTATCTATAATAAAATTAACAAAGTCATTAAAGGCAATACTAACAACTTCAAATGATGTATTGAAGAAATCAGCAGCTTTTTGATTTTGCATAAATATATCTTTTAGTGTAGCAAAAGCAGCAATTGCTAATCCAATACCAGCAGCCTTTAATGCATTTCCAATACCTCTTATTCCTTTAGCTGCTATGCTAGATGACTTCTCTACTTCTTTTAAAGAATTAGCAGTATTTTTATTTGACTCTGTGGTCGCTTTGTTTAAATCTTCAACACTCTTTGCAACACTATCAATTCCTTTTAAGGCTTTGTCAGTTTTTGCTTCTAGCTCTACAATTATCTTTTCCATTTTAATTCTTGTTTTTGTCTTTTAAATACTTCTTTAAAACTTTCTGGAAACTTATTCTTTCCCTTTGCTATTTGTACTATATCAGATTTACA